GAACCTTGAGATCCTGTATTACCAAGTGTACCTTGTGTACCTTGTAAGCCAATACTTCCCTGAGAACCAACAGATCCCTGGGATCCAATTACACCTTGGCTACCGGTTGTCCCTTGAACACCTAAAATACCTTGTGCACCTTGAGTCCCTTGACTACCAGTAATACCTGTTGAACCTTGAGTTCCGGTTGTACCCTGACTACCAGTTGATCCTGTAGAACCCTGACTTCCAGTATTTCCAGTAGTACCTTGGCTTCCAGTCACTCCTTGTAGACCCACAGATCCTTGAGTACCCACACTTCCTTGTGTACCTATTGAACCTTGTGTACCTAAAGTTCCCTGAACTCCCTGAATACCTTGAGTGCCTTGCACCCCTTGGATACCTAATAAACCTTGTATGCCTTGAATTCCCTGAGAACCAGTTAATCCTTGTAATCCAGTGCTACCTTGACTACCTATATTACCCGTTGTTCCTTGTGGTCCAGTTGTACCTTGTACTCCCTGTGATCCAAGAGCTCCTTGTGAGCCGGTTGTACCTGTAGATCCCTGTGTACCAGTGGATCCTTGAGATCCAGTGCTACCAGTACTACCCTGAGAACCTGTATTTCCAGTGGTACCCTGCACTCCTTGAATACCTAATTGACCTTGTGCACCAGTACTTCCTTGAGTACCAGTAATACCTTGGGATCCGGTAGTGCCTTGTAAACCTAATAATCCTTGAGTACCTTGAGTACCCTGTGATCCTGTAAGACCTGTTGATCCTTGAATACCAACTGCACCTTGTGAGCCAGTAGATCCAGTGGATCCCTGACTACCAGTATTACCTACAGTACCCTGTGGACCGATTACACCTTGCAATCCTTGGGTACCCTGAGTACCTATTTGTCCTTGAGTTCCTGTAGTACCTTGTTGTCCATTACTTCCTTGGACACCTTGAATTCCTATTTGACCTTGTATACCTTGAGTACCTTGGATTCCTTGATCTCCTCTTTCTCCCTGTATACCTTGGATACCTTGTAGACCTACAATACCTTGAGAACCAGTGTTACCTGTAGTTCCCTGTGGGCCTGTAGTACCTTGCACTCCTTGTGAACCTAATGCTCCTTGAGAACCTGTTGTTCCAGTTTCTCCTTGAGCACCTATTGTACCCTGAGCACCGGTAGATCCTGTGGTACCTTGTGAACCAGTGTCACCTTTAATACCTTGTGCACCAACAGTTCCTTGGGTTCCAGTAGATCCTACAGCACCCTGAGGTCCCATAACACCTATTTCACCTTGTACACCGGTAATACCTTGTACTCCCTGAATTCCTAAAGATCCTTGTGTTCCTTGTGTACCCTGTGTACCTTGTGTTCCTACTACAGTACCACTTGCAACCCAATCTACAATATACTGTAAACCTTGGGCAACTGTTGTATCCTGAGGAATAATAGTTTGTTGTGATGCATCTATATCTTCTCCTGTATATACAACACAATTAGCATCCGTTACTTCTGCACATTGTTCATCTTCAGGACAAGGATCAGGTGTAGGGCATGCAGGCGGAGTTGTTATACCGGATGTACATACAGAACATTTTCCACAGTTATTACACCCTGTGTTAGTAAAAATACTTTCAAGTTGACTGGATCTTTTTGGGATCATAAGTAGGTTTTATTATGTAGTTCTAATAGTAAGAAAAGCTATATAGTCTGTGCCATCAAAAATAACACTTTTAGAAACTAGATATGCATTTGAATTAGTTACAAATGTTGTATTAATATTGGCTTCTAAATCTACAATATTAGTTTCTGAAACTACAACTTCTGTTAGTGAACCAAGTTTACCTAAACTTAGTCCATCTAATACCTTTTTTTGAAATGGAAAGTTGTTTCCTTTATTTCCGTATGTCTTTAAATTTCCTACTGACATTTTAATATATTTTTGTTAGAATAAATAGATCTGAATCAATTGAATTAAGAGCATCAGCTGCCCCCCAGATTGCTTCTACAGATAGTATATTAGCTACTGTTGTATCAAACGTAGTGTTATTATCTACACTAAATGTATCACCTTCAAATGCATTAGATGCATCTTTCATGTACGTAAAAGATCCAGAAGATATAATTTCTGCAACACCCGCTGCTCCAATTGCTCTAATTGTAAAGTCTATTTCCATAATCCAATTAAGATTGGTAATAGAAGGCATTGTAATTAATCCTGTATCTGCTAAAGTTACACTTCCAGTCTTAATTGTAATTCTTAGTGTATCATTATTTCTTGCAGAAATGTGTCCAGTAAATTTTGCTCTAAAGCTATCCCCTACTGCAAATACATTAGCTGGAATTAAAAGACTACCAACACCGGTTCCAATCAAAGAACCTGGTGTAGTTGTATTTGTTACAGGAGTACTTTCTGCTGTTTGAGCAAATAATCCAGTTAAACTTGGCGGTGTAGGAGGTAATTGTGATATAACTGCTTGAACAACAGCACTTAAAGGAGCAATGGTTGGTTTATATCCACCATCATATTTAACATCTTGTGTACCAATTACAAATAAATCTCCATCTTCCAGGACAGTTTTCACCATCCTGGATTTGATGAGATTAAATAAGTTGGTGAGATTATTTAACATTATGCAATAATCAAATAGTGTACTTTAACTACATTGTTTAAGGCATCTGCACCAGCACCATTACTAAGAACTACTTTAAAAGAACCTGCTGCAATATCAGCAACGCCTACAACTGGAATACCAGTAGCAGCTTCATCATACTCAACTGATACAATAATGCGTGATGTTGCAGCAACAAGTGAATTGTTTACAACAAATGAAGTTCTAGCATTAGCAGCAAGAGTAGATGATACAGTTGTGATAATACCGTTTAATGCATTTACAGTAACTGCAGTAGTAATACTAGTAGCCTGAGTTACGTTTGCATCATTATACAATGATTGCAAAGGTGCTGCATTAACAGCAAGTGGAAGATATCCATCATCACGAGAAGGATCTTTTGCACCTACTGCAATTAAGTTGTCAACGTCTGTTGGAAGAGCTGCTCTATAGTTCCCAGCTTTAATCCAAGAAATAAAATTTAAAATGTCCATGGTTATAAATATTAAATGTATACAGTATAATATACAAAAAAAATCTTTAATAAACAAAAATCCCCGGTATAAACCAGGGACTTTCTTGACAGGGTAGAGGACCGACTAAAGAAGAAGCTATCCTATCATATATCCAAATAGGAATGAAACTATTATAAGGGCTGCAATGGTGTAGTTTGCTATTACACGACCTTTCTCATCCTCCATGTACATATTGTACATTTTGTTATAGATAGGTCTTGTCATGGCATTTATCACAATCCAAAACATTGCAATACATCCTACTGCAAAAGCCGATAATAATATTTTCAACCAGATCATAACGAGTCTATTCTTCTTTGTAAATATACTAAAGCTTTTTGTAAATCTTCTTTTGTAGTAGTTTTACTTTTCTTTCCCGCTCTAGCAATGTACTTAATTACATTACCAAGATAGAAATCTTTATCCAGTTTCCAAGCTTCTAGAACATTAAAAACTTCATATGTAGAATCTTTTCCACCATAGTGATCAGGCCTGATAGGATCATTAATAATAATAACCCGGGAACTATAATCAATAGGTTTAGAATTGATCTCCTCTTTGGAACACATGATTTTTTCATATTGTTCCTCACTTTCTTGGCTAAAGTTTACCATGTGATAGCAATATCATGCTCTCGCACCATAAGCTTGAGAGACCCTTCAACATCAATAACTTCTGAGGTATTGAGAGCATTCATTTGAAGATACACTTTATCTCCAACTTCAAACTTCTCAACTTCATCACCTACTGCAAAGATCTCAAGTGCTGTCCACTTAGTTCTCATATCTGCTTCAAGCAACGCTTTATCTTTTTCAGATAATTCAAATGCTGATTCTTTTACCTCAGGTTTATTTACTAAAATTCTTTTTCCGTGTAGTTTCATTGGTTTATTTTAATGTAATTACTTTTACTACTGTCATCTGAGCATTTAGAATCTCTCCTACTGCATGATCAAATAACAAACTTTTTACTGGAGTCTTGTCATCATTAGAGTATCTTCTCTTTAGAATCTCAGCCATTTCTGCTGCTAATTCTTTTACTCTATGGACATCCTCATCTCCACTTGGGTTAAAGCTTATTCCCACTAACTGTTCTCCGAATGTAGGTAATCTCTTTTCTTCAATACCTACTTGTACTTGTTCTTCCATATATTTATCAAATTTAATACGTGCTTCTAAGTTGGTTTCTGACTCAGCCGTTAGTTTGCGCCATATGTCCAACTGATGCTGGGTCATACATTCTCATAAGTAAGAGCAAAGATATTCGGCTTACATGCATAGAACTCTCCTGCTACTCCTTTAATAATATAGTCCCCCTCATTGGCTAACATGTCTCCCTCTAAGGTATCAATGTATAAATCTTTTACTACGCCATGACTAGTAAAGTAACATGTCTTACAAAAGTTTAAAACTTCAAACTGATTCTGTCCAGTCCATTGAACTGCTTCAATAATAACAGGTTTCTTTTTAAACTTCTGTGCCATGTACAAATATAAAAAACTTTTTCAAATAAAAAACCCCTTACAAAATGTATAGTATATTAGTCATAATGAGTCATATAAGGATCAAATGAATAATATATTATACTTTTTAAAACCAGTTACTCAAATAACTTAAATATCCGAGTCATCAAATAAGTATGGAAATATGCTTCTGCTTCATGCTCTATATCCCTGTTTAAAAACGTAGGTAGGAACTCTTGGCATAAATGAAGAAGTTCATGGGCTAGGGTTGTCATGTTATGGGGATTGGTTATTTCCCATGTATTCTTTAAAACAATTACCCGGATTTTAGTACCCGGGTAACTCTTAAGTTCTTGTGTAAGATAAGCACCTTCTACAGTAGTTTTAGCTTCATATGCTTTAGTGATATCTGGTTCAATATCCTTAAAAAAGGTTAAGTGTTCATTATACCAATGGTAGTGTGTTTTGATCTTTGCCAGATTCTTTTCATCTGTCTTAGCAAACATCTCCTTGAACCACTCTACCACTTCACAATAATCATAACCCTTAATAAGTATGAGAACTTCACTACTATATGGTTCAAGCTTTATAATGTCAATTACGCATCTAGCCATACCGTAAAGGTATAACTATTTTCCTTGACCCCTATACATCTTCTTGTACTTCTTAGAACTTTTCAATTTAGAAACTTGGGTCTTTGCATGTACACCCGGACGAGAAACTTTCTTCTTCTCTAGCTTTGTTGAGCTTTCTTTAATCTTTGCCATAGTATATTAGTTTATACTATAAGATAACAATTATTCATTATCATAGAACATTCTATCTGAATCTTCTGTATGCCATTTATCAAATCCCTCGCAATTATAGTAATCTTTGTTGACTAAATAATCAGGTCTTTCTGGAAATGGTTTAGTCACAAAGCTAGGCTCAGACCATTTGATCCGGTTATTAGGTTGCAACGCTATCTGTCCATTATCAAGTAAGATAATATGATGACTCTTATGCTCTAGTGGATCTTCAGCTAGGGATAGATCTGTGTTATGATCATTAGACCCCCAGTTGATGGTAGCATAATAACTACCCGGGTAGAACTTGTGGTCCTTCATATAGACCTCTACTCTGGTATCATACAAATACGATAGGTGAAGTAAAGTAAAGTTATAAGAGAAACAGTTCCATATCTGCAGATAGTGAAAAGGCAGATCTGGTTTTGGCATCTCTGGCTCATGGAGAAGTGCATGACTTGGTAACTTATCCCGGAGTACACCATTCTCCAAGAGTACTTGAAAGAGGGCTGCTTGTCCCGGCATACACCTTACTGATATAATAACCCCCGGGGTCAATTCTCCATGACCTTTTTTATGCTGGTACATGTACTCATTTCTAACAAATACTTTGAGTGGAAAAAAGTTATGTTCTATATGTGCCATATATAAGTTTTATGAGACTGCCCCCAGGGGAAAACGAATGAAGAAACCCCCGGGGCAATCTACCTGTAGCATTGTAAAGGTAGGGATAAATGTTGACATAAACTAGGGGATGGGTTTTGGGATATATAAGGGGATGAGTGGACCCCCCTATCCATGACCCCCCCGGTCATCCAGCCTGCAGGGGTACCCCCTATTGTCTGGCAGACTGTGTGGCCATTTGCTAACCTGCGCAAACATTTTTTGCAAGCAGAAAAATGTTCTTGCTCCTCTTTTGGCTAACCCTAAAATTAAAAGGATAATTAATTAATTAACCTTTTAACTTTAAATTTATGCTTACAGCAAAATTTGTTAATGCTTATACCAGTAAGACTGGTGCTAAGCGTGCCAGATACAGGGTATCAGGCTCAGCCACAGAACTTGAAGCCTATAAGGCGGTTCAAGGTCAGTATCTGACTTATGATGATGATGGAGTAACTCCAATCATCTTTGCAGACTGTCCTTTGGACGAATCTGCAACCTACAAAGTAAAGCTCTGGGAGGCCCAGAACCGTTACCTTGTAGATTTCTCTGCTATCACCAGTGCTGCTGGTGCTATTGAGACTGCAGAAAAGCGTGGTAATTCCCGCTTAGCTGATCAGATTGCCTCACGTCAAGCTGACAGGCTAATGGGCTCTACCATCACTAGTTCTGCTAGTAGCGCTTTGCAAGCAGCGGTTGCTGAACAACCTGAGCCTGCAAATCTTGAACAACCTATTGTGGCTAAAGGCCGCAATAAGTAGTTCTTGAAAAAGAAAGAGGAAGACTTCGGTCTTTCTCTTTTTCTTTTTTAATGCCCTTTTTTTTCTAACCCTACATTTAAATGGGAGAATGAATCAAGTTAGGTTGGTTATGTTTCTATATATATAGAGACTAGACAGCTATACTCCAACTACTACTCCAACAACAGTGATATGCTGTACTCTTTTTTTATTATACTCTATATATATAAAAATGAGACCAGCAAATCCTGAAACCTAGTGTGCATAAGGGATACAGAGGGGATGGGTGAAAACCTATCCTAGTAACTATACCTACTCATGCTACTACAGATTTAGTAAACAGCCTATACTATTACTAGTATATAGCTAGTACTAAGCATATGTTACACACTCATACACTTATATAAAGCACTATATATATTATCTCTATATATACTATTAGTTCTATTACTACTATATGTAAGAAGAGTAAGACAGTAACATCTTCCGGAATTATTCTAAATCTTTACTGTTAGCAAACAGTGACAAACCTGTGGGGCTTCTATTGGGTTCTATATACACTCTGCAAATGTGTATATAGTGCTAAACAAATGGAGATGGTCATTAGACTACCATCTATGCAGACATTTGTAATCCAAAGTTAGTGCAGACTTTAAAACCAGGTATTTTACACGTAGTATACTGATAGAACTATGTGAGTTTAATTTAAACTATTATATATTATTTCCGCCTGATGGGCCAATGTTATAATATATATAAACTATCTATTCTCCTCCACAAAAGATTCCACTTGGGAGAATACAGCTGACTGAAGTGG